TCGCCATCGCCAGACCAACCATGTCCAGGGCTCTGTACACGCAGATGGCAGGGCGAGGAACGCGTGTGCTGCCTGGAGTGGTGGACGGCATACACAGCCCAGAGGACCGCAGAAAAGCAATCGTTGAAAGTAACAAGCCGAACGTCGAGATCATTGACTTCGTTGGCAACTCATCGAAGCACCGTCTGGTCACATCTGCCGACATCCTGGGTGGCAAGTACCCCGACAAGGTTGCGGAGCGCGCTGCAAAGATCGCGCAGAAGAGTGAGGATCCTATGGACCTCATATCTCTGATGGAGCGCGCCTCGCAGGAGGAAGAAGAGGCACAGGTATCCGGCCTCACGGCGAAGGGCGACCAGTACAATCTCACCGCCAAGGCAGTCTACTCGCAGAAGAAGGGCGACCCGTTCGATGTACTGAACATACAGCCTCACCGCCTGCTGAAGAAGACTGACAAGGTGTTGTCCACAAAGCAGACAAACATGCTACGCAAGAGTGGCATCGAGGTTGACAAGCTGAACAACCACCAGCAGGTCGTGTTACACAACGAGCTTATCAAGCGCATCAAAAGAAACCAGTGCACATACAAGCAGGCGAAGCTGCTGAAGAAGTTCGGTTACCGCACTGACGTGTCGTTTAAGGAAGCGTCTGACAAGATCACACGACTTGCTAGCAATGGATGGAGGCGCATGTGAGCTGGGTGCGTGTGTCGTCGAACAAGCCGTGCCCTGTCTGCGGCAAGACTGACTGGTGCTCGATTAGCGAGGACGGGTCTGCCTGCATATGTCCGAGAACTGAGAAGGGCAGCAAGAAATACATAGACGGGTCAGGGTATCTGCACATCCTGAAGGAAACCGAGGATTGGAAGATCGAGCTTGCGAGGCCGGAGCAAAAGCAACTGCCCGAGCACAACGAAGTGCTAGCAATAATCGCCCGCAAAATGTGCAAAGCAATCACCGAAGAGAAGCTGGTAGATCTCGCTGAGAATCTTGATATCAGTCTTGCGTCACTGAAAAGGCTACACCTGGGCTACTCGTTCCAGCAGGGCGCATACTCGTTCCCCATGCAAAGGCACAAGAACAGGTTGATTGGAATACGTATGCGAAACATGGACGGCAAGAAGTGGGCGGTCAAAGGTTCACGCCAGGGCCTGTTCATACCTTCTGGCCTGACAGGCAGAGGTGGCATTGTGATCTGCGAAGGCCCAACGGACACAGGGTGCCTGCTTGACATGGAGTTTGACGCCATCGGAAGGCCGTCCTGCAACAGCGGTACAGACCTCATCAAAGAGGTCGTTAGTGACAGACACGTCGCAATTATGGCTGACTGCGACGGACCTGGGCTAGACGGAGCAGAGAGACTGGCGACGAGTTTGAGAGATTGCTGCAGATCTGTTACTGTTGCGATCCCGCCAGCCAAGGACGCGAGGGAGTTTGTCCAGCAGGGAGCGACAAGGCGAGACTTTCTGGAGTTGATCAAGGGCAAATGATCTGGACCTGCACCATTCCTGACTACGACCTCATCAGCCCGAACGCTCTGATGCGTATGCACTACCGAGTGCGCATGAAGGAGCACGAGAAGCTGGTCGAACTGCTACAAATATTTGGCGACGAGGTCGTGCCGTTTGATGTGCCAGTGGACATCAAGGTGGTGCGGGAGTATGGGCACCGCAAGCGGAAAATGGACCCCGATAACTTGTATGGCTCATGCAAACTTCTTCTTGACGCGATACGGCAACCCAGCCCACGGTCAAAGAAAGCAAGCCTGGGGCTCATCGCGGATGACTCGGACGCACACATACAGAGCCTCAGTGTTACCCAAGAAAAATCTACTGACAAAACCACAAGAGTCCGAGTTGTGGTAGAATCAGAGACTGAATTCCAGTAGCAGGCCGTCGCTCACTTTGCTGTGAGCGGCGGTTTTTTTGTCGCGTCGGACGCGACTACATAGGCACGGATGCCAACCCACGTTCACCTGGGAAAGTCTTGCGAGACGGTGATCAGCTAGCGGCTAGCTCTGTGCGCCGATTGTGACCCATCGGAGGGGTCGGCGTACGACACACTGCCCCTCCCGCCAGTCCGTGATGGGTAATGCGTGGCAATGGTTTTTCCGATACCCACGTTGTGCTAGGGGTCGGTACGCCCACAGCGAAAGCTACTGAAAGAAATCTGGTGTCTCATGGATCAAAAGGATCAAGGAAAGACAGCCGCGAACACAATGCTCGCGGTTCAAACAGTTGTCTTGTGTGCTGCCGCTGCTGGTGTGTTTCTGCAAATGGGACGCAGAGACCAGACCATGACAATGAACTCACTCCACATTTCGGAACTTCGTTCGATCACGCAAGACCTGGTCAAGTCGCAAGTGCTGTCTGAGGCAAACGACGCCAACCATTCTGGCATGATTGCAGACCTCAAGCGAAGGGTCGAGGGGTTATCTGAAAGGGGCGACGGCTGATGGAACACATCACCACTGTGATCATCAGTATCGCAGGCCCAGCGATCCTCGGCGTATTTGGTTTTCTCTGGCGCGTGAACAGCAAGATCTCCATTCTTGAGCGAGACATCAAGGCCCACGACTTACGCATACGCAACAACTCCAGCCAACTGTCCAAGCATTTCGACAAGGCTTTTACCATTCGGAAGAACGTCGAATGATGATAGTACGCACAATAGCATTGCTGATTTTGTTGTTGAGCGCATGTTCTGTAACACCCAGGGTGTCTGCACTCACACCAAAATACGTCCCGGAGGTGACTAGTCCGCCGGGGGAGCCGCTAGCGATGCTGTCATGGATCTCGGGACTGAGCATCCTGGGCGGCATCGCGCTTCTTGTTGTGACCAGCGGTCGCAAGGGCAAGTGGGCAATCGGAGCGGGGGTCGGATTGATCCTGCTAAACCTTCTGATTCACAGATTCGACAACTACCTGTTCATACCAGTCCTGGTTTGCACAGGTCTTATATCAGCGGTGTGGACATACAAACTCATCCGCCAAACACTCACGGAGAAGAAAAACAAATGAGCGCATTCCTCGGAACTATTTGGTTCATGATCATCGTCGGCGCTGCTGGCTTTGTCGCTGGCATGGTTTTCAAGAAGCCCTTTCTCAAGCTGATCACGGGTGGCAAGTATGCTGGATAAGATTTACCGATTTCTTCTTGACGAGCAGGGGTCGATTTCTGCTGAGTACACCGTTCTGACCATGGTCATGGGCGCAGGCTCCATTGGCGCTGTCGCGTCTCTCCGAGATGGCCAGATTGATCAGTTCACCATCGCAGAGGAAAGACTCTCCATCGAGAGCGATTCATCTGGCGCCAACACTGGCGGTGGTGGTTAATGAAAAACATCCGGCGGGGCCGATGACTTGAGTGATGGAAACACGACGCAAAGCCAAAATCGCCGCCATATCCTGTACGCATTCTCCGTTCACACCACCGGAGACGCACAACTGGATTCTTGATCAGATATCTAACATCCCCGATTTGACGCATTTCGGGCATCTTGGGGATGTTTTTGAGTCCAGCGCAGCGTCTGTCCATGCTCACGAGGACACTCACACGCTAGAAGATGAGTACGAGCATGGGGCCAACTTCCTGAAGTCGATCAGAGAAGTGCTGCCCAATGACTGCAATCGATGGATAAATACAGGCAACCACGACGATAACATTCTAGCCAGCGATCCCAGGCGTATACCGGCATCGCTACGCAGTCTGGTGGATTGGCGTAACCACCCAGAGTTCGGCGAGGAGTTCCAGCAGTGGTATTGGGTGCCGTATGAGAAGTCCTCAAAGGGTGTTTACAAAGTCGGGCAATGTCTTTTCTACCATGGGTTTGACTGCTCCATGAACAGCGACGAGCTAGAGGGCCTGCAGATGATGAACTGCAGTAGCTGGCTCCCACACGGTCTGACGGTGCGTGGGCACACGCACAGGCCCGTGGCGCCTACACAGAGCATGAGAACCAGGAAGGTGCCCCTGCCCTTCTGGTATGCCAACGTGGGCACCTGCGGCCCTCTCAAGCCCAATTACGCCAAAAGAAAAGACACAAGCCTGTGGGGGTCTGCGATAATCTTGATCGAGTGCATCTGGGACAGGCCGTCCAAGCTGAACGGTAAGTGTTGGGAAGCCGAACTGATAAGGATGAATGGATGATCACGCCAGCAGAGAAAATGAAAACCGAGGTCTCCAAGCATGTGAAATACTGGATGACGGAGTTTGACCTGGACAAATGGCAGGTATCTGGCGTTATGTTTGACATAGCAATGGACTTGCTAATGGTTATCGAAGTAGATGACGATGAAGAAGACGAGTAACCCCCTAACCACGAGGTGAAACATGGCTAAACGAGGACTGTACGCAAACATCCACGCCAAGCGTAAGCGAATCAAGGCTGGCTCTGGCGAGAAGATGCGGAAGCCAGGATCGAAGGGTGCCCCGACCAACAAGGCATTCGCGAGATCTGCTAAGACTGCCAAGAAGCGACGCAAGTAATGGCCAAGAAAACTCCAGCCTGGCAGCGCAAAGCAGGCAAAAACCCTAGCGGTGGCCTCAACGCCAAGGGGCGTCGTAGCTACAAAAAGGGTACACTGAAGCCGCCAGTCAGCGCCAAGCAGGCTAAGACAAGTAAGAAAGCCGCAGGGCGTCGCAAGTCATTCTGCTCTCGCATGTGCGGCATGAAGTCTAAGCTGACTAGCGCTAAGACTCGCAGAGATCCTAACAGCAGGATCAACAAGGCGCTGCGTAAGTGGGACTGTTCATGCTAGATTTTCTTTGGCGAAACCGGGTTAGAAAAGAAATCGGCCTGTGGTGCGAGCATGTGCTCGACCGCCCGTCGAAGTTCTTCAACGGACTTGCTCCGTGCCCGTACGCCAAGTCTGCCTGGAACACTGGCAAAGCTAAGTTGGTATTTGGCAATGCTAGCGATGTAAACAGAATCATGACTTGCTGGGACGACAAGCACGATCTTGTCATACTCGTTATCAAGAACGAAAAGGAGTTTGACCGTGTCGCGTGGACCTGCAAGGTGCAGAACACACGGCACGCTGACTCAGATCTGTACGCTATGGATTTCGTGCCAGGCGAAGGAATCGACAGTGGCCAGCCAGACGATGAGATGATGGACTGGCCACATGTGATTGAAAAAGATTACGCGATGGTTTTTGTGCAAAAGATCTCTGAACTCCACAAAGCCAGCGCCTCCCTTGAACGCAAGGGTTATTACACCAACTGTTCTCCAGAGTTCAGAAACTACGTTCACGAAAGGAACGATAAACATGCGCGGCAAGAAAAAGACTATGAAGAAAAAGGGTATGGGCATGAAGAAGAACGGCAGCAAGAAGATGCCTGCCGCGCTGGCTAAGAAGCTGGGCAAGAAGCGTAAGTGACGCGAGTCTAACTTCGCACTCAGGAGACACGCATGGCAGGCAATCAAAGAGTACCGTACATCAGTGGGATGAAACTAGCGTCTGATTTCGGTTGTAAGTCTACGGATGGCACGTCGGTTCTAGGAGCTGGCGGCTCTTTGTTGCACAAGTCTGCAATCGACGCGGCTGTGGAAGCCGATGAAATGATGTTAATCGATACAAGCGGCGCGTCTGCGATGGTTATGAAACCATTGATGCGTGATGTCCCAACATCAGGCAGTGGCACTAACAGGCCCACACTGCACTTTTACGGGATTATCGCTTCTGACATTCACGGAAACGTGAAAAACAACCCCAACCCATACCTGGCGATTGCTCTGGAATCGTGGGGTAACACGATTTCTAGCGGAGTACCTACTGGAATATCGACAAACGATCCAGTTGTTTCTGCAAGCGGGTATGAGTTTTATTCACACGATGATTGGGACCATGGCATTGCGGTCAACTCTGACATAGTGGTTCTCAATACCAGGCTTGCAAACCAGGCCGTCCTAGATAACTGCCCTGACTTGCAAGAGAGTTCATCTAGCAATGCCATCAGTGATGTGGGATCGGACGCAGACGATTCTTATTTTGCTTTTTCTAATTCGGCTGCGTTGTTCGATACGATGGCGGTCACTTTCAGCAGAGGCAGTATGAGCAGCGGCATCGGAAACCTTTACTACAGCCTCCTGTACCACTAAACGGAATACAAAATGTCCAACAACCAAAGACCTCCATATCTCGGACCACTGACTCTGGCACACGACAGTGGCATAGACGCGATCAGTAGCTCGCCTTTTGGTGATGGTGGCTTGTTCCGCAAATCGACAATCGACGCTGCAGTGGACGCTAATACGTTGTGCGTAATTGACACAGAAGGCGCGTCAAGCATGATTGTCAGATGCGTGATGCGAGACATTGTTTCTAGCGGCTCAGGCACTTCTAAAACCATGATCAACTTTTTTGGGTTGATCCCATCAGGCGAAAACGGAGAGTCAGACAGTTTAGACAATCCCTGGTTAATGTCCAGAACTGAACTGTATCGGCTCACTCCAGCTAGCGGCAACGTGACTGGCACATCCTCTTCACCGCCGGTGGTATCGCCTTCCGGGCATGAATTTTTCAGTCACCATGATTGGGACACCGGAGCAGTTAGCACTGGCCGTATATGGATCTTGAACTCCCGTCTAGATGGCAACGGCGATCCCAACAAAACTGCTTCCACGGCTGCGATTTCAGAAGTTGCTAGCACCGACGACGAGGGCTACTTCTGCTTTATCAATTCAGTTGGGGCATTCAACAAGTTCGCATTTGACTACGAGAAGGGCAGTTTATCTGCCGCAAAACTGAACCTGTACTATTCGCTGATTTACCATTGATGGCAAAGA